GTGCCGCTGACAGACGCTCAATGCCGCAAGGCCGCGCCCGGCGAGAAAGACTATAAGCTCGCTGATTCTGGCGGGCTATACCTGTTCGTCACGAAGAAGGGCTTCAAGTCCTGGCGGCTCAAGTACCGCTTCGCCGGGAAGGAAAAGCGGCTGATCTTCGGTCCCTATCCCGAGGTGTCGCTGATCGAGGCCCGCGACCGCCGTGACGATGCGCGCCGGCTGCTGCGCGATGACAAGGATCCGGGTGTCGAGGCGACGAAGAAGCGCGCGGCCAGCGCGGCTAGCGCCGGCTCGACCTTCGAGAAGCTGGCGCGGGCATGGCATCAGGCCAGTCTCGCGAAGTGGTCGGAGCATCAGGGGAAGCTGGTCCTGCGCGCGCTGGTCCGCGACGTCTTCCCGGAGATCGGCGCGCTGCCGATCGCCGAGGTGACGGCGCCGATGATGATCAACCTGTTGCGCAAGATCGAGCGGCGCGGCGCGATCGAGACGGCCAAGCGCATCCGCACCTATTGCTCGGCGGTGTTCTGCTTCGGCATATCGGAGGGCGTGGCGGAGACAGACCCGGCCGCGATCGTCGGCAAGGCGCTCAAGCCGAACCCGCCGAAGAAGAAACAGCCGGCCTTCACCGATCTCGACCAGGCGCGCGGCGTCCTGATCAAGAGCGAGGAGGACACGGCCCAGCCGCTGACGCTGCTGGCCTCGCGCCTGCTTGCGCTGACGGCAGCCCGACCGGGGATCGTCCGCACCGCACTCTGGAGCGAGTTTGAGGGGATCGACTGGCATGCCCCCGGCGCCGCTGCCCCCGATGCGCTCTGGCGCGTCCCTGCCAGCCGCATGAAACTGGAGCTTGATCGGAAGGGCGAGGATGCTTTCGAGCACGTCATGCCGCTGTCGCGGCAGGCGGTGGAAGCCCTCCACGCCGTGCGCCGCCTGTCGGGCCGGATCAAGCTGCTATTCCCGTCGACGCGCCGGTCGATCGATCCCATGTCCGAGAACGCAATCGGGTACATGTACAACCGCATCGGCTTCCGCGGCCGGCATGTGCCTCACGGCTGGCGCGCGGCCTTCTCGACCATCATGAACGAATGGGCACGCGAGCATGGCCGGGAAGGCGATCGGGCGGTCATCGACCTGATGCTCGCCCACGTCCCCAAGGGGCTTTCCTCGTCCGAGGCCGCCTACAACCGATCGCAGCACATGGCGCGCCGGCGCGAGCTGGCACAGATATGGGCCGACATGCTGATGGAGGGGCTCGCACCGGCGAACGATCTCGTCGACGGCCGGGTCGATCGACTGATCAACGCGGGTTTGCGACCCAGTCGCTGACGTCCGATTCGTACCAGCCGACGCAATTCTCGCCGAGCTTGATTTGCGCCGGGAAGGCGCCCTTCGCGATCTTGCGATAAAGCGTCGTCCGCTTGAGGCCCGTGCGCGCCAGCACGTCCGGCTGGCGCAAGATGGTGTCGCCGCGACGATCGGTCATTGCACCTCCTCCGTTCGGTCGACGACCGGGACTTGGTGCTCCAACGCCACCTGTCCGGCATACCGGGCCACAATCCTTACGCTCTCATCTATGCAGAGGATTTCTTCCCCGCCGCCCTCATGAATGAGCACAGCCCAATAGACCATGCCGCCGACGTTGCTGTAGTCGAGACGCGTTCCGTCAGCGCCCGTCCAAGCCATCGGTTCACTTTGGATGCCGCCCGCAATCTCGATGCGCGCGATCCGGTCGGGGCGGGGCCTAAAGGGAATGATATTGTCGGTCACTGATCGCTCCATGCGCGGCTGGCCGCGTCGATGCCGTCGCCGGTCGGCACGGCGTGGTCTTCGGTGATTGTGGTGGTGGTCTTCCCGGTCTTATGGGTCCGCTGCGTCTGCCAGCTCGACCCGCTCGCGGCGAAGAAGACCAGCCGGCCGCCCCACCGCGTCACCCATAGGGTCGTGCCGTCGGGCGCCACGGCCGCCCGAGCAACGCGCCCGGCGCTCAGCTTGGCGCTGGCGTCGGGGTCGGCGGATACCGGCCTCTGGCATGCGGCGAGCCCAAGCGCTGCAACGATCGCGACGGGTGCTCTCATGACAGCATGACCTTGCACAGCTCCAGCGCCTGGGCTTCGGTGAAGCCCTCGCTCACGTAGGCGAGGTAGAGCTGCCGGCGGGCATGAGCGATATCGCTGGCATGCTTCGCGATGCTGTTCATGAGCGTGCCGTAGTTCGCGAATGCGGCGATCACATCGGCGGGCGTGCTGGGGCGTTGGGGATCAGTCATCGGCTTGATCTTTCGTAAGCGGGATGCCCGACCTCGATCGGGTGATATTGGGGTTCAGAGCGCCGACGCGCTGGGCGGCGAGGTGGAGCTTCTGGACGACCATCGAGGGCGGCTGGCCGGAACGGCACTCCTCGTCGGTTCGCCGATCGAGTTGGTCCGCCATTTCATGGATGAGGCGCTTCCCGGCGGCGGAGGCCGCGCGGAAGCCGCGGGCGTAGCGGTCAGCCATCGTCCTGCTCCGGCTGGATCATGCCCAGGTCGACCATGACCTGTTCGAGTTCGTCGGTTTCTTCGCTGGTCAGGGTCCGCTCGCGGGATAGGGCATCGAGGGCGGCAAAGCGCCGCGCGAGCTCGGTGCGGTGCGCCAATCCGCGCTGTCCGGTCTTCGCCAGGGCGGCATCGGCATCGGTCAGCATTCTATTCGCGATAGCTACGGCCGCGTCGCGATCGGCGCCGAGCGCCAACGAACGCACCTTGATGTCGGGACGCGAGGACGGCGGCACCGTCCAGTAATAGGCGACCCTGTCCCGGGCCAACTTCTTGGCCTGCACGTAGCGTGGGAGCGACCGGGCGACGCGCGATAGGCGCGCAGCTGCGCCCTTCACGTCCTGCGTCGCCAACCGTCGGGAGCTGGACCGTTCGGCCATGCCGGCGATAATCTCGTCGGTGCTGTCGCCGCTCATGACGCGATCGCCATGCCTTCGAGGTGGTCGAGATCCTTGGCGACGGCAGCGTGCCACTCGTCCGGCCAGCCGCAGAACCCCTCCATCCGGCTTTCGATCAACTCTAGCTTGATCCGCAACGCGGCGATCGAGGGCGTCCGAATGTCCTCGATGACGCGATCCATCGCCACGCAATAGGCTTCGACGGCGTCGTCTTCGCCCTCGGTGCCGAGGGGAATCGCGTCGTGGATCGCACGGACCCGCCGATATTCGGCGACTGCCTCATCGAAGGCTGCCTGCTGCGCCCGCTGCTCCGCCAGGAAGGCGTCGGCCTCGGCTTCGATCACGCGGGCTGTTTCGTCGGTGATTTCGTTCCCATCGGCCGACAGCTTCACCGCGGCGAGGCATCGGAAATAGTTGCCCCCGAGCGTCGCGGCTGGGGTTTCGAGGATTCTGTTCTCGCAGGTGACCAAGCCATCGGTTGACGCGAGCGACTGCGCCTCGGTGGCGCCGGGCGCGTTCGCGGCGGCATGGTGGGCATCGCGTTCCGCCATCCAAGCGCGGAACTGATCGGTGGTAGCTGGCGCGGTCATGCGACCCTCCTGTTGAAAGGAACGACATTCTGGGGCTGGCGCTCGCCACCGCCTCCGTCGTCGGCTGGCGCTTCCCACCCGCCGCACCAGCGGTCGGCGTGGACTTCCGGGAACATGCTGATGGGGAACGGGAACGACGGAGATTCTTTCACCATCGGCGGATTGAAGACGCACACGCCCACGTCTGCATGAGCGCTGGGGTCGACGATGGCGTTGGCGAGCCTCGCGCCAGCCTGTTCCCAATACACACAATTGCGGCAGGTCGGGCGGTCAGACATTGTTGGCCCTCCCTCGGAGATCGATCGGCTTGCCGCGCTTGCCGCCCTGCATCGTCACCGCACCGTCGGCGATCGCGCGGCAGAGATCGGCGTGGGCGTTTGCCTCGTCCATGATGTCGGCGGCGGTTATGTCGAAGAGGAACTCGGGACCGCGCTGCGCGACAATCCCTGCCATCGCATCGGCCATCAGGGGCACCAGCTTTGCCTGAGGCCTCGGAGCCGCCGACTGCTCGGCAGTTATGCGCCCGGCCGCGACGTTGGCACGCTCGAAGGCTACCGTTTCCGGTGGCGTGTACCACGGATCATCATATGCGATGTGCATGCCGGCGGCTGTCGCCGGCACCCAGAGGCGCATTTCGTCCATGTAGGCAATCGAAGTGACGACCACGCCAGGCTTAAGATGGGCCGACAGGGGGGCCAGCGCTGGCGGCAGGTCGGCCTTCCAATCCCATACCAGCGCAATGCGGCGCGAGCACGGTGAATCCGTGTAGCCCGGCACGCGGCAACCGCTCGTCGAGGGCGCTTGGTATTCGAGCGCTACGACCGGGAAAGGTGGCCGCAGCGCCGTGTTAGGCATCTGCGGTCGAACCAAGCCCCTGTCATACATCACGCCGTAGTCCGGCATGATGATCGTCTGGGCGGCGGCGAGCTTCCCGGCGAGATATCGCAGGCCCAGCTTGCTCAACGGCGGCGCAGTGCGCTCAATCGTGCGCAGGTCCCGCCATGCCCTCTTGGTGTAGTTGAGCGGCTGGGTCATAGTCCGCGCTCCAGTTCGACGATGGCGGCAAAGATCCCGCGTTCGTTGAGATCGGCGGCATCGGACAGCCGATCGTCGTCGATACGACCGGCGACGATATCGTGATCGCGTTGCGTGCTGACCGTATGGATCAGGTTCACGCGCAGCTTGGCGGCTACGTCCCCCAGCGATCCAGACGGGTTCGCCATGATCCGCTCGGCGGCGTCGTCGATGATCGCCCAGAACGGCGCCTGATCTTCCTCGGACGCGCCGTCATCGAGGGCGTGCAGTTCGCGATAGGCATCGAACCATCGGGCCAGCTGCTGCTGGATAACCGACGTCGGCTGGGCCATGGGCTTGAAGCAGCCGCACCAGTCGGCAGAAAACGTGGCTGGGTAGAGGGATGCCGTCACCAGTGACGTGGTGTCCATATCCGGATCTTCCTGTCGGCCATAGGCCAGCCTCGGCATGAGCGCGGCGACGTAGGTCTCGCTGACGACCGGCGGCCGAAGCCGGCAACGGCCGAAGCCGAAATCGGGATCGTTCGGATCGCGATCCGTCATGTCCTCAAGCCAGAAGCGACAGCGGTTGCACTGTTCGGTCATTGGACCTCTCGCCATTCAAGTTTGCGGGGAGTGGCGTCGAGCGGCGGCGCCAGGCGCTGGTCGAGCAGAATGCCGACGACCCGGCCGACCATCTTCTCGGCGAGCTGCTCGAAGGTGTACGGGCCGTCGCCCCAACGGAGCGGCTCGCCGACCGGCGTTCCGCCGAGGCTCATCATCTGCCGGGGAAAAAGGTCGCCAACCCAGAGGCGGCCGTACCATGCCGATCCTTCCGGCGCGGTGGTGAAGTAAGCCGCGACCACCGACCGAGCGCCGTTCGACCACTCGATCAGATAGGGCTCGTCCGGCATCGGCATGCGGTCGCGGGTGTCGACCGCGACGATATCGCCCCGGCGGATCATCGGCTCGCAACGGTTGTCATCGACCCGATAGGCGATGCAGCCGAGCGGGATCTCGTCGAGAACGACCATCTCGCGGCGGATGGGGGCTGGCGCTGCGGTCATTCGGCTTCTCGCTGAGCAATCTTGGCCGCCAGCTCGACGGCGTAGCGGCACGGAGGCAGCGCGACAGTCTCAGCGATGATGGCCGAGACCGCCGGAAGGTCGGCGATCAGGGCGCGCCAGAGGTCGGACTCCTGAAAGTTCGTTCCCGGCTGGGCCTCATGCACCGGCTGGAAGGGGTTGCCCTCCAACGGTGGGTCGTTCTCGATCAGCGCAAGGGGGAAAACCTTCAGCACCACGTCTGCCGCATTCTCTGCCGGCACGGCTGCAAGTTCGCGGATTGCCTGGTTAGCGCTTCGCGTCAGCCCGCTCATGACAACGTCGGGGCACGGCTGGGCGTAGTGGACCGCGGCCTCGGCGGTGCGCCAATGCTTGAACGCCGTGAGCACGGCGGGGCTCGGGCTGATCTCGGTCATGCCGCTGCGCTCCCGTCGTGGAGGGCGCGGAGGGATGTCAGGGTCTCGTCGATTTCCTCCTTGCAGGCGTCGCAGAGCATGCACATCAACTCGAAGTGCTTGCCGCCGAGGCCCAGATTGAGTTCGTCGATCGTCGAAAGGGCCGCCTTTATCCGGTGAAGGTTGGCGGTGGCGATATCTACGGCATCGATAAGGATCGACTGCAGCGAAGAAGCGGTGCGATCTTCGGTCATGCCGATGCCTCCAGATGGGCGGCAATGCCCTTGAGCGCCGCGACGACGGCGCGGCTGGCGGCTTCGGTGCTGTCGCCCTCGTCCTGATTGTCTGCGACGAATTCAGCGACGACGAGCGCGGTAGTCGCGATGATCAGGCAGTCGCCAAGGCTGGTCGGGGTCACCGCGCAAAGTTCGTTATTTGCGCTGATTGAAACGCCGATCAGTTCGTTGGAGGCCTCCGTCGCGACGCCGGCATCGCGCTCGATGATTTCGGCGGCTTCTTGCAGGTCGTCGATTTGGCGAACAACCTCGGCCATGCGGCCAGCGTGGGTGGGGAAAGCCGCCAATCGCGCGGCCAGGCTGTCGGCTGACGCCGGTATTCGTGGGGTACGTTCGACCATCGCGGCCTCCTGCTCGAGTAGCAGGGTCGATCCGCGGTTATCTCGCCGTAGCGGAGGCCGTTTCTCGCTTATCCCTGCGCATCAGCGTCTTCGGCCCGAGGGCGATCAACTGATGCGCAGAATTATCCGCTCGGGATAAATCGAAGGTCAAGCAGAATTTATCCGGTCAGGATAATTACAGTGTGAGCACCGCATTAATTGCCCGGCCTAGCACTGAAAAACTTTCACGCCCGAGTTTGATCGTGGCGTGTGCAGGGTTCGTTGAGCACGGTTCGAGTCGCGCGGGGTCGCTGCGGTAGCGCTTGAGGGTGGTCTCGCCCTCCGCGTTCATGACCGCATAAACGCCACCTTCACGAAGGTCTGCCTCGTTGGGATCGATGATGACGTAACCGCCGGCTGGGACAATCTTATTCATGCTATCCCCATCCGGCTCCAGTGCGAACGCGCCAGCCGGCGCATTGGCGGCGTGGACATGCCCCAGCGGGTGCTCCACCGCCTCGCGCCAATTTCCAGCGGCGATACGGCCAACAAGCGGGATGGCGCGTATCGGCGCCGGAGGGGCATCGTTCAACAGCTCCTGGGGGTCGACATCCATCGCGTTCGCGAGGCGCTCAATCCATTCGGTCGTAAGCGGGCGCTGCGACCGCTCAAGCTTGTGAATCTGACCGAGCGTCGTTTTTGCTTTGTCCGCCACCTGCTGTAGCGTCATGCCCTTCGCCTTGCGCACCCTGTGCAGCCGACTGGCGACCGTGTCGGTTAGCGATTTCATGACAAATTCTCCAACGTTCCCGCGCGCATTATCCGAAGCGGATATGAAACGATAGTGGAAAGTTCGGCGATTTATCCCGTGATGACCGTCACGCCGCTTGGTGGCGCTTGCAGAAATTATCCTGTGCGGATAAATTGGCGACATGCACAAGCTCAAGGCCTACCTCACCGATCAGCGGATTTCCTACTCGGAGTTCGCGCAAATGATCGGCGTCGCGAACGCTGGCGTCGTTCAGAAGTACATCGACGGATCGCGCACGCCGCGCCCGACGATCATGCGGAACATCGTTCGCGTGACCGAAGGCCACCTGCAGCCAAATGACTTCTTTGAGCTAGGCGCCGCCGATAACCCGACGGACCAGGCCCAGGCGGCCTGATCGCCGTGGCCGGGCGGGGCTCAAACAGGTCGGGCTGGCGAGGCCGCGATCCGGCGGCTGATGCCGCCTTCCAGCAGCGGGTCGACGAGATCCGCACGATGCACAACATCAGCGAAATCATCGGGCGCTATACGACGCTGCGGAAAACCGGGCGCGAGGTAGCAGGCCTGTGCGTTTTCCACAACGAACGGTCGCCGAGCCTGCGCGTGAATGATGCCAAGGGCACCTATCACTGTTTCGGCTGCGGTGCTTCCGGCGACGTCATCCGCTTCGTGATGGACAAGGAGGGCATGAGCTTCCTCGAGGCGCTATCCTGGCTTGGCGCTTCCGATCTCCCTGTCGTCTCGCCGGAGCAGCGGGCGCAGCGCGCTGCCGAGGACGCCGCCGATCGTGAGCAAGCGATAGCCGAGGCCCGAATGTTCTGGGATCGGTCGCGCCCGGCAGCCGGCACGCCCGCGCAGGTGTATGCGCGTGCGCGAGGGATCACTATGCCGTTGCCGCCCTCGATCCGCTTCGGCATGGTCCCGGCTTGGCGCGATCGTGAAACGGGCGAATGGGGGCGCGACCTTCCGGCGCTCATCGGCGCTGTCACGATCGGTGAGGATCTCGTCGCCATCCAGCGCATTTTCCTTCGGGATGGCGGGCGCGCCAAGGCGAACATGAAGAAGCCGAAGCTCAGCCTGGGGCGCGTTATGGGCGGGGCCCTCTGGCTCGGGCCACCTGCCGGCGAGATCATCATCACCGAGGGGCCGGAAGACGCGCTCAGCCTGGCGCAGGAGATTCCCGGGCGCACGGTCGCTGCGGCGCTGGGAACCGCCATGATGCCGGCCATCCGCTATCCCGCCGAGGTGAGGCGGATCACCATTGCTGGGCAGAACGACAAGGCTGGAGCGCTGGCCGTTGATCAGGCCGCCGCCGCCCTGACCGAGTTGGGCTTTTCGGTTCGGACGATGTTCCCGCATCCCGATTACAAAGACTGGAACGACCAGCTGCGCGGCATCAGGCGGGAAGGGGCCTCTGTATGAGCGGGGCCTTCAGCCGGCAATATGAGGACGCCGACCTGATCCCAGGCCAGCCGATTCCTATCAAGCCGGCCGTGCCCAAGGCCGGCGAATACCCCGTCGATGCCCTGAGCCCGAAGTTGCGGGCGGCAACACTCGCGATCATGGACAAGGTCCAGGTGCCGGCCGCGATCGCGGCGCAGTCGATCCTCTCGGCCGCTGCGCTCGGCGTGCAGGCGTTCGTCGACGTTCGGCTCCCAACAGGCGAGGTTATCCCTTCCTCGATCTTTGCGATCACCGTGGCGGCGTCGGGCGATCGAAAGTCGTCATCCGACAAGCTGGCGCTGCACGCGATCCGCGAGCGCGAGGCCAGGATGCACGACGATTGGCAGATCGCCCAGACTGCATATCTCGCCGACAAGGCCGCGTATGGCGCTGCCCACAAGAAGGCGACGAGCACCGCAGGCAACCGCAACCGGCGGGATATTCGCGAGGACCTTGAACGGCTGGGCCCCGAACCGATCGCGCCGCCCCTGCCGATGCTGGTCAGCGACGAGGGCACGCTCCAGGGCCTGCAGAAACTGTTCGCCGACGCGATGCCGTCGCTGGGCCTATTCTCGGACGAGGGAGGCCAATGGCTGGGCGGCTTCGCCATGGCCGAGGAACAGCGCGGGCAAACCGGCGCGGCCTTGTCGAAGCTGTGGGACGGATCGCCGATCAAGCGGGTGCGTGGCACCGACGGCGTCACCATCCTGCGCGGCCGCCGGCTGTCGCTTCATCTGATGATCCAGCACCGGATCGCCAAGCGCCTGCTCTCTGACCCCGACCTGAAGGACCAGGGCCTGTTGTCGCGCATCCTCGTCTGCCAGCCGGAGACGATGAAGGGGCAGCGCATGTGGCGCGACCCGGATGCCAATTCCGATCTCGACCTGGAGAAGTTCGACGCCAAGCTCTACGGCCTTCTCAGCGGCGAAATGCCGATGGACCCGCAGACCCGCGCGTTGACGCCGAAGATCATCGACCTGTCCCCCGAGGCGAAGGAGATGTTCCGGCAATGGCATGATGCGGTCGAGGTCGAACTGCGGCCCGGTGGTATGTTCGACGACATCACCGGCTTCGCAGCGAAGCTGCCCGAACATTCGGTGCGCATCGCCGCGGTGATGGCATATTTCGAAGACCGGCAGACCGTCCAGATCAGCGCTACCGCGCTGTCGGCTGGCATCAAGCTCGCCAAGTTCTACGCCATGGAAGCGCTGCGTCTGATCGGCATCGGAACCGCCGACGAGGATAGCGAAAACGCCGCCGCCCTGATCGCGTGGATTCGCGACAAAGGGCACCGGATCGTCGGTAAGAAGTGGCTCAGTAACAATGTCATCCCCAAATCGATCCGACCGGCACCGCCGCTCTCGCGCGCGATCGAGATACTGATCGAGCACGGTCACTTGGTCCCGATCAAAGGTGGCGCGCACATGCGGCTCGGCGAGAAAGAGCAGTTCTTCAAGGACGCCTACACCGTCATCGAGGACGCGGCCGAATGAGCGGGTTCGCCTCCTTCGATCCCGACCGCTTTGTCGGCGAGATCCGCGCGCCAGTTGCGATCGGTCCCGCGCCCCTGCCTTCGGACTGGCAGCACGCCATTACGCTACTTCAGGATGCCGCGCGACCGTCCTACGCGTCTTCCGCGCGCTGGGCCCAGGTGGTGCAGGATGCCGTCATATTCGCCAACACGCGCGCCGAGGAAGCGGTCCAGGCCGGCTGGACGCTCGGGAACGTGTTCGGCTTCGACCCCGACCAGCCGGATGGCTTCGTGGGGCTGGTGATCGATATCCGCGGCGCTTCCGTTCTGCGCGTTGATCCGAACGTGGCCTGGATTCCGCATGAGCGAGGATGCCGGTTTCACTATCGCCACATGCCCGACGATTCGCCGTTGCTGTGGGAGCTCGCTCGCATGGGGAAAGGGCGACGTCGATGAACCTTACGAAGTGTTGCCCGCTGTTGCCTGCGCCGTTCATGTTCGGCCGCATCGTGTCCAGTCTGCGAAGTGTTGCCCCGAAGGGCAACCGCTGGGCAACACTTGGGCAACGGCACGAAATCCCCGAAAAATCGACGTTTCGCATTGTGCCCGCCCTGCGCTGTTGCCCCGGCGGGGCAACACTTCGGGCAACACTTGGGGGTCGGTTGGATTTCCATACGACCCCAGCGCGAACGGAGAAAGAACAAACCCGCCAGCGAGGCTGTCGCGGCGGGCGGCGGGGGTGGTGGGTTAAGGGGAGGCCCTTGGCCTACCCCTTAAACCCGCCGATTGCAACCCTGCCATGGGTATCGGTCGAGGAGGATGGAAAAATGCCGAGACGCAGGAAAGCCGACAAAGCCGAGCTCGTCGCCCGGCTGGAGGCTGTTCGCGTGACGATCGCGGACATGAAGGACGCCATGCCGACGATGGCCCGGGAACTGCGCCGCTCGGCCGACGAGGCGCTGGAAGATATCATCGAGGCTATTCGCTGATGGCAACGCCGCTCGCCCGCTTCGCGTCGCTCAGCGAGGAGCCGGACCCGGCCCGTGCGCGCCGCGCGGCCCGGGAAGCCTACCACGCCCACGGCATCGTCCTAATCAATCCCGAATGGCTGTCCGGCTGGGCCGACCGGAAACAGCTCGAAATCCTGGCCGAGAAACTGTTTGGAAAGCGAAAGGTCGATCATGGGCAAGGGTAACGTCATCCAGCGCAGCGCCGCCAGCCGTGCCGCGAATGCGGCGGCGATGTTGCGGGGCGAGAAGCCGGTCCATGCCGCCCCTGAGCCGCCTCGCGCACCCGTGCGCACGCGCGAGACCCAGGAACCGACGCCGGAGCAGATCGGTCATTTCGTCTTGGGCCCGGTGCGAACCGAAAAGGGCCAGGTCATCGGCCGGGCCTATCGCCGCCAGCCATACTTTGAGACCCTGGCGAAGATGCCCCTCCGCGCGTCGGATCAGAAGGGGCCCCGGCTCATCACGCCCGACCAGTTGCGGGCGCTGCGGTATTATCGTGCCAATCACGAACTGACGGTCGTTTCGGAAACGCGCTGTGCGCTCAATCAGGAGCGGGGCAGCGGCGAGGCGATTGGCCTGCCTATCACGTTGCTGTCGGCTCGTGGCGTGAAGGATTGCGAGGTGGGGCTGGGCGCCTTGGTGCATACGCTCCGGGCTGTCGCGCTGGAGGACAAGAGCTTTGCCCAGGTCGCTATGGAGCGGTGGGGAAGCCGCGACCGGCAACGCATCGTCATCGGGTCGGGGAAGAAGAAGCCCCGCGTCGCCAAGGAGATCGTGCCGAAGTCCAGCGCGCATCCCGGCATCATCCGACAGGAGTTCCTGGACGCGCTCAAGATCATGACGGGCACCACTGCGCGGCTGGTTTCTGATGGGGCTTGAAGCTGGGGGGTGGATATGGCATTTCAGGAACCGTCGGAAATCTGACCAGCAGAGGCCGCGCCCACCGGGTTGCGGCCTCGGTCGTTTCTGGAGGCTCCCATGTCTCGGCGGGTAATGCCGCCATTCGCTATCACGAACAATCGCACGGTACGGAGGCCGACGATCGAGCGTCCGTGCGATGCTGACCGCCCGACTGGTCTCTAGGCGCGCCGGCCAGCATCTATCATAGGGGGCGCACATGGCCCAGACGGTGCTCACCCTGAAATGCGAGTGTCGCCCCGCGCTTGATGCGCTGATTACCTGCGCACAAGAGATCGCGGAGACGCATGGTGAAGATCGCGCGATGGCCTGGGCCGCCGCGCAGGTCGATGCCGATCTAGATTTGTTCGTCCGGATCGTCACGGAACGCCGCCCGGCGCTTCGGCTGATCAACGGCGGTCGCTGATGGGCGAGCGCATCCGAGGATCGGCCGGCGTTAAGCTGCGCAAGCGGCGTCTGGCCCGCACCGGTGGCCTGTGCGAGCGTTGTGGCAAGGCTGGCCGCGTCCGGCTCGCTACCCGCGTCGACCATATCAAGCCGCTCGCCCTCGGCGGCGAAGACGTCGACGAGAACACGCGCAACCTATGCGAGCCGTGCCACCTCGACGTGACCGCCGAGCAGTTCGGGCATGCTTCACCGATCGAGGGCAGGGGCGTCGACCGATCGGGTCGGCCGACCAGTCCCGATCATCCGTGGAACCGGGGGGTTATCGGGGGTGCAGCGTAACAAAGTTGCGCGGCCCACCCCCCGGTCGAAAGTCTGAGGGGCCGCGCGGCGGACACCGCCCCCGCCCTCCGTGCGCACTGCGAGCAATTTTTGAGGGGGGAGGGTTTCGGGCTCTCCGCTGGAGGTTGGCATGGCCGACGTGATCGCGCTCGACGGCGGCGACGGCGTTCCGCCCGAGCCGAACTGGCGGACCATCTTCGGCCGCGCGGCCGACCGGAACGCCGCGGCGGACTATTGGCGCGCGATCATCAGCGAGATGAAGGCGGCCGAGAAGCTGTCCTTCGCCAACGCCCATTCGATCAAGCGCCTTGTCGTCGCCTATGTGACCTTCGACATCAGCGCCCGCGAAGTGCTGAAGCTCGGCCCGGTCATCAAGGCGAAGCGAACCAAGGTTCCGACCTACAATCCGTGGTGGACCACCATGTCGAACGCCGCGAGCCAGGCGCAGGCGCTGGAAAAGGAGCTTTGCGTCAGCCCGCGCGATCGCGGCTCCGGCGCCCGGGTCGAGAAGAAGCAGCGCCGCACAACGGGCGGCGGCTACCTGAAGAACCGTGGCTAATCGCTTCCTGGCCGAGCCCGACCCCACGACGGCGTGGGCGAAAGCGGCCGTCGAGGGCAAGCTGTTTGTCTGCGGCGACCTCGTCCGGCATGCGGCCGAGCGGCATCTCCGCGACCTCCGCGACGGCGAGCGCCGCGGCATCTACTGGCGCCCGGAAGAAGCGGCGCACTTCTTGAACTTCCTGCCGTCGGTGTTCCAGGTCACCGACGGTCCGGCGGCCGGCGAACCGTTCTACCCGCTGGAATATCATACATTCTGCGGGGGCAGCCTCTTCGGATGGCGCACCGCGACGAACCGCTGGCGCTTCCGCACCGGCTGGCTGGAGACCGGCAAGGGGCAAGCCAAGTCACCCCTGATGGGCGCGATTGGCGTCTATATCATGGGCTGGTGCGGTATCCCGCGCGCGCAATGCTATGCGATCGGCGAGGACAAGGCGACCGCCAACGTCCTGTTCCGCGATGCCGTTGCGATGTGCCGGGCCGACATCCCCGGCGGCGAGGAAGGTGAAAGCCTTGAGGGGCTTGGCGAGGTCATCATCCGCGGCGAGCTGGAGAACGCCTGGAAGATCGAGCACCCGGATAGCGGTTCGTTCTTCATGCCGATCGCCAGCGGGGAGTCTCAGTCTGGGCCGCGTCCATCGCTGGTGGCGGCAGACGAGATCCACGAACTGAAGTCGGAAGCGGCCCTGCTGACGTGGAAGGCGGCGATAGACAAGGTCGCCGGCAACGCGTTGATGCTGCTGGGAACGAACACGCCTGCGCGTTCGACCCAGCATGTCGGCACGTCGTATTCCGACACCTATCAGGCGATCGTGAAGGGCGAGGCGAAGGACGACACCGCCTTTGCCTTCATCGCTCGCATCGACAAGGGCGACCGCGAGACAATCTTCGAGAACGAGCGCGCCTGGCAGAAGTCACTGCCGGCGCTCGGCGAGACGTTCCCGATCGAAAACATCCGCGAGACGGTCAATTCGGCGAAGCTGCGTCCGTCCACGAAGTCGAGCGTCAAGCGTCTGTATTTCGGCATCGACAGCGCGGCGGCGGACTTCTGGATCAGCGAGGAGAAGTGGTTGGCGGTGCAGGGCGTGGTCGACGCCCGCGCGATGCGCGGCCGCAAGTCGTGGTTGTCGCTGGACCTGTCGCAGAAGAATGACCTCACCGCGCTGTCGCAGGCATGGGAGCTTCCCGACGAGCTGGTTGCCGTGAAGACATGGTACTGGACGGCCCGGGAAGGTCTCGAAGAGCGCGCGGACAACGACAAGGCGCCGTATCTCGATTGGGTTGAAGACAAATATCTGACCGCCACGCCCGGCGCGACGATCGACTACACCTTCGTTGCGATGCAGGTGAAACAGCAGGTCACCGAGCACGAGGTCGAGGCGCTGGTGGTCGATCCGGCTTTCCTGACCTCGTTCACCGACGCCTGCGACCAGGTCAGCCTGGCCTGGTGGTTGTGGGAGGGCCCCGGCAAGCCGGAAGGCCGTGGCCTGAAGATCGTCAAGCACGCCCAGGGGCAGCGGATCATGTTCGAGGACCGGCAGCTCTGCATGCCGCACTCGATCACCAGAACTGAGGACCTCATCCTCGACGGGAAGCTGTTGGTCGACGATTCGCCGGTCACCTATTCGTGTGCGGCCAACGCGGTGATCGAGGCGGACGGCCTGAACAACCGCATGTTCAACAAGAAGAAATCCCGCGGCCGGATCGACGGCATGGTCACGATCGCGATGGCGGTCGGAGCCGCCACCGCGACGGTCAAGCCGAAGAAGAAGTCGGTTTACGCGACCCGCGGCATCATCCGCGTCTGAGGGAGGCGACATGGCAGGTTTGTCCCCCGACGATTATCGGCGCGCCGCTGGCTATCGCCGGAACGAGGCGACAGGGCCGGGTATCGGCCACAATGGTGGCCCCGCGCTGGTCGACAGGGCCGGGCCGGTCAGCGCGTGGATCGACATGTCGCTGAACAGCCCGGAAATGGAGGAGTTTGTTCGGGGCGGCCGGATGAGCGCCGCCGGTATCGCGGTCAACGACCGGAGCGCATTCCGGAACAGCAGCTTTTTCCGGGCCACCAACCTGATCGCCTCGTCGATCGGCATGTTGCCGACCCAGCTTCATCGCCGGTTGGCCGACGGCACGACCGAGAAGGCGAAGGACCACCCGCTCTATCGCGTCCTGCACAAGCGCCCGAACCCCTATCAGACGGCATTCGAGTTCAAGAGCTACATGCAGTCAGTCGCGCTCTGCGATGGCAACGCCTACGCGCGCGCCGTCTGGGGCGTGCGGGGCGGGGTGAAGACCGTCATCGCGCTCATTCCGTTTGAGCGCCGGTCGATCGAGCCGAAGCTTTCGGACAACTGGGAGCTGACCTTCGACTACACGAATCCCAAGGGTGGCAAGAAGACGCTCGCGGCCAACGAGGTCTTCCACTTTCGCCACCCGCTGAGCCGCGACGGCCTTAAGGGGATCGGCCTGCTCGACGTCATCGTGGAGACGATCGGCGTGGCGTCCGCCGCCGAGCGCGCGGCCGGCAAGCTGTTCGACAAGGGCGTGATGGCCGGCGGCGCGCTGGAGACGAAGGATTCCCTCGGCGAGGAGACGATTGGCCGCCTGAAGGAAAGCCTCCGCGAGGATCATGCCGGCGCCGAGAATGCTGGCGACTGGCTGATTCTGGAAGAGGGGCTGACGGCGAAGCCGTTCGTCAGCAACGCGAGGGATGCGCAGCATGTCGAGATGCGCAAGTTCAGCACTGAGGATCTCGCGCGCTTCACCGACATTCCGCGCCCGCTGCTGATGATGGACGAGACGAGCTGGGGCACCGGCATTCGCGAGCTGGGCCTGTTCCTCGTCACCTACTGCCTGACGAAATGGTTCGTCGCCTGGGAGCAGGCTTTCGAACGCACCTGCCTGACCCAGGCCGAGCAGGATGCCGACGAGCTCTACATCAAGTTCAACGACGGCGCGCTGCTGCGCGGTTCGCTGAAGGAACAGGCCGAGTTCTTCTCGAAGGCTCTCGGCAACAACGCTGCCTGGATGGAGCCGAACGAGGTTCGCGCCAATTTCGAGCTCAACCCCGTTGCCGATGGCAACGGCCTCCCCAAGCCCGCCGAAAAATCCCCGTCGAAGTCGAAGGATGATGACGCTGATGACTAAATCCAGCCCAGCACCCGGCAAGCCGGGGCCGATTCCGTCGTTCGGCGGTCGCCAGATCCCCGGCTCGAAGCCGGTGCCTGGCGCGCCGGGCATGCCCCGGTCGATCATCGGTGGGGTGCGGGCGCGCGAGCGGCCGAACGCGCTCCCCGTTCCGGCGGACCGCCGCGTTTCGGCCTTCTCGCCGCTCCCGGTCATGGAGCGCTGGGGCGCCGATGCTGCCGGCATCCGCCCGGCCGCGCTGGAACAGGGCGACAATGTCATCACCATGTTCGACGTCATCGGCGAGGACTGGTGGACCGGCGGCGGTGTGACCGCGAAGAAGGTCTCCTCTCAACTCCGCGCGATCGGCGATCGGCCGGTGGAGGTGCAGATCAACACCGGCGGCGGCGACATGTTTGAGGGCCTCGCCATCTACAACGTGCTGCGCGAGCATCCGCAGCCGGTGACGATCAAGGTCATGGGCATGGCCGCCTCGGCGGGATCGATCATCGCCATGGCTGGCGACACGATCGAGATCGGCGCCGCCTCGTTCATCATGATCCATAATTGCTGGGTCATAGCCGCCGGCAACCGGCACGATTTCGCCGAGGTCGCCGCCTATCTCGCGCCGTTCGATCAGGCCATGGCCGACGTCTACGCCCAGCGGACCGCGCAGAAGGCGGCAGACTGCGCGAAGTGGATGGACGACGAGACGTGGATGTCCGGATCGATGGCAATCGATCGCGGATTCGCCGATGCCCTGCTGTCCGCCGACCAGATGAAGGTCGACGAGAACGCGAAGGCGGCCGATCGCGAGGCGAACGAGGTCCGAGCGCTCGAAATCACCCTCATCAACAGCGGCATGACGCGCGCCCAGGCGCGCGCCCGCATCAAGAGCATCAAGGGCAAGCCGGACGCTGCCCTCGATCCTGCCGACACGCCTGGCGCTGGCGGCGAAGACCCCGAGCTGATGGCCGCGATGCGGTCCCTGCTCGCAGATTTCCGCAAGTAGCAAGGAAACCAGACGATGAAGAAGTTTGACCGTACCGCGCTCGTCGCGGTTGCGACGGTGCTCGCGCATCCGTTTCGCAAGCTGCTCGGCGCCGACAAGCCGGCGCTGCGCCTTACCGCCCCTACCGTCATCGCTCCGGCCATGCCGCGTGCCCTGATCGGAACCACCATCCGAGCCGACGCCACGGGCGACCCCAAGGCCATGATCCAGGCGCTCCAGCAGGCGCACAACGAGTTCAAGGAGACGATCGAGGCGAATATCGGGGCGAAGGCCGATAGTGCCGAGGTCACCGCCAAGCTCGAAAAGATCAACGGCACGATGAACACGCTGGAGGCCGCGCTCAACGAGCACGCCCTCAAGCTGGCATCGGTAACGGTCAACGGCGAGCGCGGCACGCCGTCCGATCCGGACTACACCAACACCTTCACCTCGTTCATGCGCGACGGCACCCGCGACGCCGAGGACAAGCTCAAGTCCGAGCAGAAGAAGGGCCCGCGCGCCGCGATGTCCGAGGGCGTCGATGCCGACGGCGGCCTGCTGGCCCCGATCGAGTGGGATCGCACGATCACCGGCCGGCTGAAGCTGATCTCGCCGATCCGGCAGGAGGCTACCGTCATCCGCATCAGCAAGCGCGGTTTCACCAAGCTGTTCACCGACCGCGCGGTCGGCAGCGGCTGGGTCGGTGAAACGGCGTCGCGCCCGGCCACCTCGACGCCGCAGTTCACGGCGCTGCCATTCGCCATGGGCGAGATCTATGCCAATGCGGCGGCGAGCCAGGACCTGCTCGACGATGCGGAGATCGCCCTCGACGACTGGCTCGTCGGCGAGATCGACACCGAATTCACCCGGCAGGAAGGTATCGCTCATATCTCGGGTGACGGCACCAACAAGCCGCATGGTCTGCTCGGCTATGTCACTGGCGGCGCGCACGACGATCGCCACCCGTGGGGCGCGATCGAGGTCGTGAACAGCGGCGCCGCGGCGGCGTTCACCGCCGACGGCATGATCGACACGATCTATAAGCTGCCGGCCGCTTACACGCCGAATGCGAAGTGGTTCCTCAACCGCACCTCGCTCGGTGCGATCCGCAAGCTGAAGGACGGCCAGGGCAATTATCTCTGGCAGCCCACCTTCGTCGCGGGGCAGCCGTCGACCCTGGCGGGCTATGCGGTGATCGACGTGCCGGACCTCCCCAACGCCACCGCCGGCAATTTGGCGGCGCTCTTCGGCGACATGCGCGAAACCTATCTCGTCATCGACCGGATCGGCGTGCGCGTGCTGCGCGATCCCTACACCAACAAGCCTTACATCTGCTTCTACGTCACCAAGCGTACCGGCGGCGGGGTGAAGAACCCCGATTCCATGAAGGCCATCAAGATCGGCACCGGCGCCTAAGCCATGCTGCTCCACCGGGCCGACGTTCGCGTCGGCCCGGTTCCTCGAAGCGCCGGCGGGCCCGACGTTTCGGTGAACCTCGCAGGAGAACCCACATGACCACCAAGAAAGCCGACGCCCCGGCCGGTGATAACGGCGTCGCCCCGGCCACCACGATCGACCCGTCGGGCGCTCCCGCCCAGATCGTCCCGGACGTCAACCTCGATCACCCCGCGGTTGACAACGACCCGCGCGCGAACACGACCGCCGATCAGAACCGGATCGATTTCAACGATCCGACCATCCCCGGCCATGTCGCCGTGGCGCGCAACCTCGGTCTCAAGGCCGACGACGAGAAGTAAGGCGCCCCTCCAGTCGCCTTACCCGGCGCCGGCTGTTCCCCTTTGCGGCCGGCGCCGACCATTTTCCAGCGAGGTGACAGATGGCCGAACCCGTGTCGCTCGACCTCGCCAAGGCGCAGGTCAATGCCGGTGACGATGACGACCTCGTCATCGAAAGCTGCATCGTTAGCGCCCGTGGCTGGGTAGAGAACCATACCGGCCAAATACTGACGCCGCGGCGGGTCACTGTCGCTCTGGACCGGTTCACGGATCGTATTCCCGTCTGGCCGATCGCGGCCGTATACCAGATTTCCTACAACGCTGCGGACCGCACGCAGTTCGTCCTTTCAGAAGATGTCTATGCGCTCGCCGCCGTTCGCCGGCCGGCGCGCCTGATGCTCAAGGCGGGACAGACCTGGCCGCGCGTTGCCGTCGGCCCCGGCCAGATCATTGTCGAACTGGACGCGGGGTATGATACGCCCGGCGATATCCCGCCGGGGATGATCCGCGCGATGCTGCTGCTGATCGGCGGCTATTATGCCGATCGCGAGACCGGCGGGCTGGCGGCGGAGATCGAGACGGCCGCGCGAAACGCCTGTGGCTCTGCCGCGCGCGGGTGGCGGCTATGATCATTCGCGCCGGCCGGCTCCGGGATCGCATCACCTTCCATCGGCCCGTTGCTGACGAAGCGCCGGACGGCGCCGGCTCTGGCGAATGGGAACTGGTGGCGGCGAACATTCGCGCCGAGGTTCAAGCCATTCGCCCAGGCGGCGATGAGGCGATCCGCAGCGGCATGACCGTCGTCGCCCGAAGGTCGCGCATCATCATGCGCTACCGGGCCGACATCACGCCCGACATGCGCGTCACCTTTGGCTCCCGCACGATGGAGATCGTCGGCGGGCCGGCCGTGCTCGGCAACCGGGCCGGTCTAGAGCTCATGGTCGCGGAATACCGACCGGCGGGGAACAGTGCCTGATGGCAACCGCGAAGGGTAGGGCCGACGTCAAGCGGTTCATCCTCCAGCAGACGCCGCAGGACCTCCGCAAGGTGCTCGTCGGCGCCGGCCGCGCGGGCGGCAACGTGGTCGCCGACGATGCGCGCGAGCGCTGCAAGTCGGACCGCGTGCGCGGTTCGATCAAGGTCAAGGTGAAGGCCGGCGACAGCAAAGTCACAACCTCGGTGCAGACGAGCGGGCCGGGGTCGGCAGAGGCCGGCTGGCTCGAATACGGTACCGATGCTCATTTCATCAGCGTGGATGACAGTCAGCGCGGCGGGCTGTCCGTTCGCAAGATCAACGAAGCCGACAAGGCGGCGCGCCGCGAGGGCAAAATCGGCGGTGCCGAATCCCTCGTCATCAACGGCAAGTTCGTCGGCACCACCGTGCGCCACCCCGGCGCCCGGCCTGAGCCCTTCCTGCGGCCTGCACTCGATCACAACGAAGGCGCAGCGGTCGCGGCTGCACAGGCTCACATCAACAACCACGTCACGCCCGGCGGCGTGATCGTCGCCGGCGCGGAAGGTGTGGACGAATGAGCACCACCCGGATCACCGGCGGACACATCATCGCGACGCTGCTGCGCGATAATGTGCCGCTTACCGCGATGGTGGCGGCTCCGAAGATCAAGCAGGGGCGCGTGCCCAACGGGCCGCTGCCCGTGATCGTCGTGAAGACCGTCAGCGTGGTCGAGCGGCAGGCACTAAAGCGCGGCGCGACCGTGCTGCGCACCGATCGCGTCTCCGCCACTGTCCGGGCCGCGAGCTATCGCGACCAGGTCGACATCATCGAGCTTATCAAATCCGCCTGCGCGGGCCGCGTAGGCGACATCGGCGGCGGCACCAACGTGTCGATCCTGCCCGCGGGCACTGGGCCCGATCTCGACGGCCCCGGCGACAGCTTCGAGCAAACCCAGGACTTCCGCGTCAGCTTCGTCGCGGCGGCCTGATCAACACCAGGAGAATGACCATGACGACCCAGAAGAAAGACGCCTTCGTTGTCCGCTTCTTCAAGGATGCCGGCACCGAGGAAGAGTTCCAGGCCGGGACCATCATCCAGTTGGAGCCGGGCCGCTTCCGCAATTTCGAAGTCGCCGGCCTCGTTCGCGATCCGACGCCGTCCGAAGTCAAGGCGAGCCAGCCCAAGGCCGCCTGATCGAGATCCCCGGCAACGGGGATAATCCCGCCGGCACTGCCGGCTCGCCCAAAGGAGAAGTGACATGGGTGGAGGTACCGCGGCGGGCACGACGCTCTCCGTATCCGCCGCAAAGCCGGCAACCGAAGACGCTGCGGGTTATGTGGCGCTCACCTGGACCGAAGTCGGAGGCGTCGAAAAGCTCGGCGCGATCGGCGCGTCGGTGAACAAGACCGAGTTTCTGTTGCTCAAAGGCACGAAGCTCAAGCTGAAGGGGTCGGCCGATCACGGCACGCTGCAGCCCAACATGCTGCACGACGATGACGACGCCGGCCAGACCATCATCCGCACCTTTGCCGATCCCGACAACAAGGATGAGCTGAGCACCAAGGTGGTCTATCCGGATGGCGCGATCCGCTATTCGGGTGGCCCGGTCTTCGGCTCACCCGAGAATGTGGACGGCGCCGATGCGGCCCTGACCGAGACCCCGACGATCGAGCTGACCCGCAAGATCGTCAAGGTTTCTGCCCCCTAATCCCGAGTTCGAGCCTCCGGCTCGAAGAACCGCGCCGGCTCGCCCTTCTCACGGGGTCGGGCGGGTCGGCGCACCCTCCCGTGAAGGAAAAACCAATGGCTTATGACATCACCCAGCAGTCCCTGCTGGACACCGCGCCGATCCACCTCAAGAGCGCCGCGGGCGAGTTCCTCTATCACGACGGCAAACCGATCCGCATCGTCCTGTACGGCCCCGGTAGCGAGCAGTTCGCTCGCGTTGAGGCGCGCCAGACGCAGCGCGCGATGAAGCGCATGCAGGACAATGACAACAAGATTACCGTCCCCGCCAAGGAAATCCGCGACGCCGAGCAGGCCGAGGACCTGGCGGAGATCACGCATAGTTTCGAGAATTTCACCTATCCGGGCTTCGAGGCCCAGGGCACGCCGATGTTCAAGGCGTTCTACGGTGATCCGAAGATGACCCACTTCCACAAGCAGGTCACCAAGTCGCTCACCGACGCGGGAAACTGGCAGCCCGGCTCGGCCGGGAATTGACCCTCTACGTCCGGTATCTGGCGTGGCTCCATGCCACGCCGAAACCGGACCCCCGCTCCAATCGGGGCAAGAAGGCCGATGATCAGCCCAAGGTGTCCCGGATCAAGCGGATGAAGCTGGGCAAGTCGCTCCCGCCCATGCCGCCGAACCCGGCGCCGCACATCGTCGACTGGCTGATGGAAATGGGCTTTATCGTGACGACGGGCGGCGCGCCGTCGCCGATCGGCATGGTGGAGATCGATGCATGGTGCCGGCGCACCCACATCGATCTTCCGCCGTTCGAAAGCCGGCTGCTGGCCCGTCTATCGAAGGCATATCTGGCGGAATCGGTTCGCGCCGAAAGCGAGACCGCCCCGCCGCCTTGGCGTGCGCCGATCACCCGCCGGGACATTGAACTGGAAGAAGAGCGGCTACGGATGGTGCTTGGTTGAACTACGGTATTGAAGACCGCGCCATCCATAGTCCATTACACCCGAAACGTTATTCGGATGCGGAGATCGCTCGGTGACTAGGGCTGGATTGAGCATGTGGCAGCGCGTGCTGGCTTGGGTCAGATCGCTCAAACTTCCGAAAGGCTGCCCGCATGATCCTGACAAGGAATGCCCAGACTGCTGGGATGCGAGACAGTATTAACCGCACAGTCGCTCGCTATTAACCCTTGAAGCAACGCTGCTGCGGCTCCTGCACGAGCCGCAACCCGAACCTCATTCGGTGAGAACAGCGCTCGCCGCGTCACAACTATGCCTGTGACCGCTGCCGCCTGACCCGCGCCTTGAATCCGCCGCGCTGATCGCCCCCGCAACGTAGGGAGGACCGCCCATGTCTGACGGCACCCCGACGCTTGAGGTCGGATTTGCGATCGATATCGCCAATTCGTTTGTGGATCTCGCGCGCCTCGACGGCGTCATCGACGAGGTGACGGCGAATGCGCTGAGCGAGTTCACTAAGGTCGAGCGGCTCGCGAAGGGCTTCCTCAACCTCGGCAATGCGACCGCGAGCGTCAAAACCTTCGGCGCTGCTGCGACCCGCGAACTGGAGACGGCGCGTCAGGCGGCCAACAAGCTCGAAAAGCAGAGTGATGGCCTGATCCGATCGCTGGAACGGCAGGGCTCCGCCTTCGGAAAATCCCGCGAAGAGCTGCGCGCGACCAAGGTCGAGACGATGGCGTTGGCACTGGAGCAGGCCGGGCTCACGGAGCAGGCCGCCCGTCTTCGCGCGGCCGAACAGGCTCTATATGATCAGGAATTCGCCGCCATGCGGCGAGCCCGGGCCGAAGCTGCCTCGCTGGCCGAGGCAAAGGCGCAGGCGGCGCTGGTGGCGCAGCAGGAGGCGGAGGCCGTTCGCGCCGCGGCGCAGGCACACGCTATTTTCGAGGCCAAGGTCCGCCAGGGCGTCGCCGCCATGAAAGAAAAGGAGGCGCTCGAACGGGCGGCGGCGCGTGATCAGGCCGCCGAGCAGATGCGCGCCGAAGCCGCCGCTGCGGCGAACCTGGCCGCCGAGCATGCTCGACTGGCGGCACAGGTTCGAGCCTCGCACGCCGCACAGGAGGCCGATGCGCTGGCCGCAGAGCGCCTCCGCGCCTCGACCGATCCGTTGTACGCGGCCATGAAGCGGATCAATGCCGAGATTGCGGAGTCGACGCGCCTCTACCGCGCTGGGGCCACCGCCCCGGCAGAATATGCGCGTCAGCAGGAGGTGCTTGCCGCGCGCCTTCGCACCGTTGGCCAAGTCAATGACGCCGTTGCGCGCGGGCACGCCAAGGTCGGCCATTCTCTGACCCAGCTATCGTTCCAGGGGAACGACATCATCACGATGTATATGGCCGGCGCATCGGCGGGGCAGATCTTCGCGACGCAAGCGGGCCAGATTATCCAGGTCGTGCAGACGGCTGAGGGGGGCTTCTGGGGGCTCGCGCGCGCCGCTGGCGCTGCGCTCATCCCCTTCGCGCCGTTGATCATCGCGGCTGGCCTTGTTGCCGGAGGTCTCGCGCTGCTCAACAAGCAGATGAACGAGGATTCGGGGCTCAAGGAATATGCCGCCGGCCTCGGGCTGACCCACAAGGAAATGAAGAAGCTCGGCGACGTGTCGGTCACGGCCGGCGACATGATCAAGGGCCTGTGGAAGACGATCGGGGATACAACCGCGATCGGCGGCTTCGTCTCCGAAGTGTGGAGCTTCATCAAGGGGTTCACCGCCAATTTCTGGGACACGATCCTCGGCCTGACCGGCGGCCTCTACACGGTCGCCATGGGCACCTATCGCGGCTTCGTCGCGACCTGGGATCAGCTTCCCGCGGCGTTCGCCGACATCTTCATCCAGGCCGTCAACGCCGCGATCGAGAAGCTGAACGGCCTCGGCCAGGCGACGAACAAGTTTCTCGGCGTCGACCTGTTCGGTCAGATCGCACCGATGGAGAACGCCTTTGCGGGCGCCGCGAAGAAGGTAGGCGATGCTTGGTCGAAGGCGTTCAGCGACAGCCGCAAGGAATGGAATGACGGGCTGAAGAAGTTCTCGGACGACTGGACGAAGAACAGCCAGCAGGCCGCGCGAGACCGTCTCGACGCCAAGGCGAAGGACATCATCGCGGATCGCACGCCGAAGACGAACAGCCGCGCCGACCAACTCGCCCGCGAGGCGGCTGCGACCGAAGCGCAGATTCGGAACCTCTATGCGCTGGCGGAAGCGTATGGCGTGTCAGATGCGGCGGCTCTCATCGCCGAGGCTCGTGTCAAGGCGGAAAGTCAGGCGATCAAGCGGCAGGCTGATGTCGAGGCGGCCGTCGACCGCCAGGTCCGGCTAGCGATCGCGCAGCGCGTCTCGGACGGGGAGAAGGACGCCGCGACGACTCGCGCGCGGGCCTTGGCGCAGGAACAGGTCAATGCGATGGTCGCGGCCGGCCTGGTGCCGGCGGAGCGCACCGCCGACCTCGTGCGTGATCGCATCGCCGATTTGCCGCTGCTCGCCGCAATCGAGGCCGCGCAGCAGCGGGGGCTTGTCGCAGAGGCGGCGAAGGCGACGAGGGCGCTAGAGGATCAACGCGCGGCGCGCGATCGGGCCGCCGATGCGGCCCGCGCGGCACAGTTTCTATCCGCGCAGGCCAGCGCGAACGACGAGATTGAACGGCTCCAGCTTGAGCAGCGCATGATCGACGCCACGACCGAGGCGCGGGTCCGTGCGCTCGCCACGCTGAAGGCGTGGCAGGAAGCGCAGCGGGCGGGCTGGAACATCGACGACGCGTTTGCCTATGTCGCGGCTCAGGTGGAGATCGCGGTCCAGCAGCAGACGGTGAACGCCGAAACCGCGCAGTATAACGAGCAGTTGCGTCTAGCCGCCGACCTTGCGGATTCGCTCGGCGACAGCCTCGCAAAGGCGTTTGGCCGCGGCGGCGCTGCGCTGGGCGACATGGTCAAAATCCTCGGCACCTATGGCGCCCGGCAGGATGAGATCGACAAGCAGGTCAAGAGCCAGCAGATCAGCCAAGCCGCCGGCGCCAAGCTGACCGCCGATCTTCAGATGTCGTCGCTGATCGGTCTCACCGACGCCGCGAAGGGATTCTTCGGCGAAAATAGCAAGGGCTATCGCGCCATGGTTGCGGCCGAGCGGGCGCTGACCGTCGTCCAGCTCGCCCGGACTGCGGTTGACGTTGCTGGCGGTGCCGCGCGCATGTTCGCGACCCTCGGGCCGCTCGCTTTTCCCGCCGTCGCCGCCATGCTCGGCGTCATGGCGTCGCTGGGCTTCAGTGGTGGCGGCAGCGCCGGCGCGGCGCCCCAGACCAACGGCGGCACCGGCACGGTGTTCGGCGATCCCTCGGCCAAATCAGACAGCGTAAAGCGTTCGCTCGACCTGCTCGGCGATCTCGATAGCGAGACGCTCGTATTCACGCGCCAGATGGCCGCGTCGCTCAAGTCGATCGAGACCAATATCGGCGGTCTGACGAACCTTGTCATTCGGCTGGGCGGAACCGACGGGATCGGCGCGAACGCCTCGGCCGGCGTGAACACGGGCTATAACCCGGTCATCGGCAAGACGCTGTCGAACCTCGTGCTCGGCGGCCTTCCCGGCCTCATCGTCGGGCCGCTGCTGTCGAAGATTCCGGTGATCGGCGATATCCTGGGCTTCGCGCAGAAGCTGCTCGGTGGCCTGTTCGGCACCAAGACGAGCATCGTCGGAAGCGGCATCTATGCCGGCTCACAGAGTTATGGCGATATCGCGAGTGTCGGCTTCGATGCGCAGACCTATGCCGACATCAAAAAGACGAAGAAGTTCCTCGGCGTCAGCACCGGCACAAAATATTCGACCAAGTATGGCGACCTCGATGAGTCCATCCAGCAGCAATTCGGGCTGCTGCTGACCAGCTTCGGCGACGCCATCAAGATGGCCGCCGGGCCGCTGGGTGTGGACCTCGACACCATCACCGCCCGGCTCAACAGCTTCGTTGTGTCGATAGGGAAGATCGACCTCAAGGGCCTTTCCGGCGACGAAATCCAGGAAAAGCTGGAATCCGTGTTCGGCGCCGAGGCCGACAAGATGGCGCAATTCGCCATCGCGGGCCTGGAGAAGTTCCAGCAGGTCGGGGAGGGTTATTTCGAGACCCTCGTTCGGGTCGCCTCCACGGTCGATGTCGTCACCACCTCGCTCGAGCAGCTCGGCTTGTCGGCTACGTCGCTCGGCATCGACGCCAGCATGGCGATAGCGGGCTATTTCGAGAGTGCTTCCGCCTATCAAGATGCCGTCGGCGCATATTTCTCGACCTATTACAGTGAGGCCGAGCAGGCCGCCGCGCGCACCGCGCAGCTGGGCAAGGTCTTCAATAGCCTCGGCATCACGATGCCGGACAGCATCGCGAGCTTCCGCGCCCTGGTCGAAGCCCAAGACCTTACCACGGCCGCAGGGCAGCAGATGTACGCGACGCTGCTGGAGATCGCGCCCGCGTTCGCCCAGATCGTCAATTCGGGGCAGAATGCGGCTTCGGCCGCCGCGATCCTGCGCGAAGCGAACGACCTTCAGAAGCAGCTTTACGAGGCGGAGGGCAACACCGCCGCGCTTCGCCAGATGGAGCGCGATGCGCTCGATCCGTCGAACCGGGCCCTCTACGATCGCATCCAGGCGCTGCGCGACGAGGCCGCAATCAGCCAGCAGCGGGACCAGTTGGAGCGCCAGCTTCTCCAGCTCGACGGGAACACCGCCGCGCTCCGGGCCCGCGACCTGGCGCTCGTCCCCGACGAGCTGAAGGCGCTCCAGCAGCAGGTATGGGCGCGGCAGGACGAGATCGCCGCCGCCCAGGAAGCCGCCCAGAAGGCGAAGGAGCTTGCCAGCGCGTGGAGTTCGGTCGGCGACAGCATCCTCGACGAGATCAACCGCATCCGCGGAGTCCCGGCGGGGGCGACCGGCGGATCGTTCGCCAGCCTTCAGGGCGCGTTCAATGCGGCGGTCGCGGCGGCCCGGCTCGGCGACATCGATGCTGCGAAGAACCTGCCGGGCCTCTCCAAGAGCCTGCTCGAAGCCGCCGCCGCCGAGGCGACAAGCAGCCAGGAACTGATCCGCATCCAGGCGCTTACCGCGAACAGCCTGCAATCGGTCTATGACATGATCAACGGCGGGGTCTCATCCCGGGCGGCCACGAACGACAACAGTTCGGCGGCGGCCGAGTGGATGGCGCAGGCGTCGGCCGCTGCCGCTGCCGCTTCGGCCTCGACGTCGACCAGCGAACTGAGCGCTCAGATCGTCCAGATGCGGCAGGAGATGGCCGACGACCGGGCAGCGATGCGGGCCCAGCTCGCGGCGATCGCCGGCAGCACTGGCCGGATCGACGCGACGCTGCAGCGCGCGTCCGAGGAGGGCGAGGGCACGCTCGCGGTGACGGTGGTGGAGGCCGCATGAAGCTGATCCGACCAACCGACGTTACCGACGCGATCCTGTCCAGCAGTTCGGTCGCCGAGACGGAGCATCCGGCCTGGGACGCCCCCACCATCTACGCCAAGGGCGACAAGGTGATCCGGGAGCATCAGCGCTTCGAATCGCTCCAGGATGCGAACTCGGGACATGATCCGCTGCTGGACGATCGCAAGGTGCCGGTCTGGTGGGTCTATCTCGGCCCGACCAATGCCTGGGCGATGTTCGACCAGAGCGTCGGCAGCTCCACCGTTGGTACGGGCGAGATCGTCATCGTGTTGACGCCGGGCGCGATCGACGCGCTGGTCATTCTCGATACGGATGCCGAATTGGTGACCGCTGAGATGACGGTCGACGGCACGGTGGTCTATAGCCAGACCCAATCGACCAATGCCGGCGGCCAGGCGATCACCGACGCCTGGACCTATTTCTTCGAACCGATCGGCATCCGCTCCAGCCTGCGCTTTCTCGATATCCCTGCCTATGGCGACGGCGTGCTGACCGTGACGCTGCTTGGCGCGGACGCGGGAGGTCCGGTCGGTTGCGGCACGCTGGGGATCGGGCGGCAGCTCGACATGGGCACGACCGAGGCCGGCGTGAAGCTGGGCGGCAATGATTTCAGCAAGGTGCGCGAGGACGATTACGGTAACATCACCATCGACGAGCGGCCCTTCGCGCGGACGCTGCAGGGCCAATCGCTGATCGACACGAGCGAAGCCGATGCGATGTACCAGGCCGTCGTCGCACAGCGCGCGAAGGCGTCCATCTGGATCGTCGAAGGCCAGTATGACACGCTGACCGTCTTCGGCTTCATGCGGACCTTCGAGTTTTCGTTCGCATCCGAGAACGTCAGCTATTTCAGCTGGACGCTGCGCAGCCTCACCTGATCGGAGACCATTATGACGACGCTGACCGCGCCGCCCGACCCGCCGTTGCGGTCGGAGGGCCGCGCCGCCTTTTCATCCAAGATGGAGGCTTTCCTCCTCTGGCTGGTGCTGTTCGTCAGCCAGTTGCTGACGCTGGTCGACCAGTTGAACGCGGCGCTCGCCGCCGCGATCGATGCGGCAGCAAGCGCGATGAACGCGCCGGCGGTCAACGGCCACAGCACCACCAACGTCACTGTCGGCACCGGCACGAAGACTTTCTTCGTCGAGACGGGCAAGAGCTTCCGCGCCAACATGTACGTCCTGGCCGCCGCCACCGGCGCGACCGGGGTCTGGATGCATGGGCAGGTCGCCTCCTACAACGCGGCGACCGGCGAACTAGCGATTGCGGTTGGCAAGACGCTCGGGAGCGGATCGTTCACCGACTGGAATATCGGGCCGTCCGCCCCAGTGGTGCTGAGTCCGGCAGCCAGCGCGGCCGACGTCCGCGCCGGCACCTCGGTCGAGGCGATGCTGACGCCCAAGTCGCTGATCGACGCGGTTGCCTGGGTGACGGTGCCCTATGCCTCGACGATCGCCCTCGACCTGACGGCCGGCGTGAACTTCAAGACGACCCTGACCGGCCCGGCCGTGCTCAACGTGACCGGCGGACGGCCCGGGCAAAGCTTCACGCTGGAAGTGCGGCAGGACGGTACCGGCAATCGCGCGCTCGCCTATGCGGCGGCGCTGCGCTTCTTCGGCGTCGTGCCCCAACTGAGCACCACCGCCAACGCCGTCGACAAGTTCACCGGCATCGTCAACGACGACCTGACGGTGACCATGGGCTTCGGCAAGGGCGAGGTGGCCGGCTGATGTTCCCCTTCGCGAGCGGCCTCCTGACGCCCTCCGCGATCAATGCGCGCCGGATCGGCACACTGTCGGCCGGCGACAACGCCGTTCCCAGCGCGGCGCTTGCGTCGATCGGGGCACGGGCCGGCGACTTCGCGATCGGCCTCGGCTCTTTCTACCTCGCCGGTTCCAGCGCTGCGGGTGGTTGGACAAGGCTGGGTGCCACCGCCATCAGCAGCAAGATACTGGCCGCCGGCGACATCGGATCAGGCGTGACCTTCGGCCGCGGCGGCAATGTCGCGGTCTATCGTGGCGTCAATGCACTATCTCTGGCCAAGGCAACGGGGACCAGCGGCGCCCGCACCAGCATGTCGACGTCCGGCTTTTCGCGCGGGCCGTCGCATGCGGGACTACTGCTTGCCACCGTCTCGGTCGGGGCCAACTTCACCGAGGTAGAGCCGACCCTTCCTAGCGGGTTCAACTCGTGGGGAACCCGCACCTTCTATAACGGCGCCGAAAACCCGAACGTTGCGACGCAGCTGCTCGCCTACGACCGGCTCCAGCCCAACGCGCCTCTCTACGACGGTCAGGGCTTCAGCTTCGGCTGGGACACGGCCGGAGGCTCCTACGACGCCTACATCATCGAACTGCTGAGGATCTGATGCGGTACGCCCACAAAGACGCCACCGGCTGGCATGAAATCGACGGTTCGTTCACGATCGGCGAAGGTCTGGACATGATCCAGTTTGCGGCGGGCTGGCCCGACCAGGTCACGGCAGACATGCGCGCCGAGGTCGGTCTGGTCGAGATCGTCGAGCCCGAAGCACCTGCGGAGCATGTGCGCGTTCTCGGCTCGTCGCTCGCCGGGACGTCAGTGCCGCATCGTATCTGGCTAACCGAGCCGCTACCGATCGAGGAGGCCCGCGCGATCGTCTGGGCCCGCGCCAAGGATATCCGCCAGCGCCGCGCCGAAGGCGGCTGCGCAACCATGCTCGGGCGGGTCGACACCGATCCGAACAGCCAGAGCAAGATCACCGGCTATGCCACCGACGCACTCGCCGCGCTCGCTTCCGATGAGCCGTTCATCGTTGGCTTCACCATGGCCGACGACATGGTCGTCACGCATGATGCGCGTGCGATGATCGCCATGCACCGCGCGGTCCAGAAGCACCTCAACGCTTGTCAGGAGGCCGCGGCCGCGATCCGCGACGCCATCCAGGCGGCCGACACCGCCGAGGCCGTATTCGCGGTCGACATCGAGGCGGGATATCCGGCCTGACGGCCGATCTCGACGCTAATCATCCGCCCGCCAGTCGGGCCACACTCCCAGGGGGATATATGCGCTCCACTGAATGGGGCGGCGCGTGACCGGCGCCGTCGAACTTGTCGTGGCCGCAGCCAGCGGCGGCGGGGGAACGCTCATCTTCCAGGGCGTGGCGGCCTGGTGGAAATCGCGCACCGAGATGCGGCGCGATGACCGCGAGGCAGACGCGCGCCTCGAAGCGCGGCGCGACAAGCTGACGTTCGACCTGCTCGACGCGGCGGGCGAGTGGGGCGCGGCGCTGCGCAGCGAGCTCGCCGAGCTGCGACCAATCATCGCTCGGGTCGCGCACTTGGACGAGGCGCTCGACCATATCCACGCGCTCCTGCACGCCGAGGGCGAGGCCGAGCGCCGGGCGGCAGAGCGTCGTGCCAAGGCCTTCCTGCGTCGCATGCGCCCCGAGATCGGCGACCTTCGCAACTCGGCCCAGGCAGCCACCAGCGCACAACGCGTGGCTCGCGATATCGAGGAAGCTGGACAATGATGAACGTCGACCAGTTCGTCGCCGACTATATTCGGCGATGGGAGGGAGGTATGTCTCGCCACCCCAACGATGCGGGCAACTGGAGCACCGGCCAGAAGGGTGTCGGCGTGCTCCTCGGCTCCAACTATGGCGTCACTGGCCGCACTCTGGCGGCCTATCGCGGCATCCGTGTCGAGACGCTGACGATGGCGGACATCGAGCGCCTGCCGTTCGCCGAGGCCTGCGCGGTAGCGAAGAAGCTGTTCTATTCCGATGTCGGGCTCGACCGGCTCGCATGGTCCCGCGTGACCGCTTCGCTGCTCGATTTCGGCTGGGGCGCCGGGCCCGTGCCGGCGATCAAGCGGATGCAGGATCTTCTCGACTGCGGCATCGACGGCAAGATCGGCGTCGGGGGCGAGACCGCCAAGGCCTTCGCCAAGCGCCTCGGGCGCGGCGAGGAGTTCCTGGCCGGCGCCTGGTGGGCGATGCGCGAGGAATATTACGAGGATCTCGTTCTCCGCCGGCCGTCGGACGCCATGTACCTGAAGGGCTGGGACAACCGCTCCGACTACTTCACGCCCGGACATTCCGAGGGCTGGTGGGTGAGGTTCGGGGCATGAGCGGCCACGATCGGCCGTTCCGCTGGACGGTCTGGGTTATCCTGATCGGCGCGCTCGCCATGGGCGCGACGCTGGTCTGGCAGCTCTACGGCCTCACTCCCGCGCGGTGGTGTGTGGTTCCGATCAACGCGGCGAAGATGGCGGGCACGCGGCCCGTTGCCGAGGACTGCACAACGATCGTCCTGCGCCTGCTGGACCTCAAGGACCATGCGATCACGGGCCTGCTGATCGTGCTCGGCCTGTCGTTCGTCGCCATGGTCGTGACGCTGCTCGGCGCCCGGATCAACTTCAACGGACCGGGCGGCATCGGCGGTAGCATCGGCGGCAGGGATGAGCCGTGAGGTGTTCATATTGCGGTAGCAGCCGCCATCAGCTCCGCCTCTGTCCAAAGACGTGGGGCGGCTCCTCCGCTCGCCTCCACCTGCGCTGCACATATTGCGGCGGGCGCGACCATGCCTACGAGGCCTGCCCGAAGATCATGGCCCCGCATCGGCGCGACCCCAACGCCTTCATTCTCGACCGCTGAGGAGCATCACCATGGGAAGCGCCTCGGGCACGACGTTCGCCCTGTCCGCCACGCTGCCAGCGGGCGAAACTGCCGCCGATTACGCCTTGCTGCCGTGGATCGAGGTCGGTGGTATCGAGAAGCTCGGCGCGATCGGGCCGGTATCGGCAAAGATCGAATTTCAGCCGCTGATCGGTGCGAAGCAGAAGCACAAGGGCGGCGCTGACTACGGCACGCTGCAGCCTAACATGCTGCTCGATGATGAGGACGCCGGCCAGGCGCTGTTCCGCATCGCGGCCGACCCGAAGAACAATGATCTCTTCGCCTCCCGGACCATCTATCCGAGCGGTGCGATCCGCTATTCTCAGGGCAAGGCGTTCGGCTGGCCAGAGAACGTCGACGGCGCAGACAGCGCGTTGACCGTCTCGCCGACCTTCGAGCTCTGCAAGGAGATCGTGCGCGTCAACCAGGCGGACCTGCCCGCCAACCCGCCGAGCATATCACTATCGGCCATTGCCCCGGCGACCGAGGGCAACACCGGCACGGTCGGTCGCACCGCGACGGCCACGCTCAACCGCAACGGCTCCAACGGTTCCTATGCCTTCAACTGGTCGATCAGCGGTACGGGCGTTCGCCCCGCGAACGCCAGCGACTTCGCCGGCGGCGTCTTCCCCTCGGGGTCGGGAACCTTCGGCCCCGGCGAGACCACCAAGACGATCAGTTGGAGCATTCAGGGCGACCTGCTGCCCGAGTTCGACGAAAGCTATCTCCTGACCCTCACCGTGACCGGCGTTGGAACCAGGACCGCGACCGGCATCATCTTGAACGATGACGGCACCAGCGCGGACCGGACGAGCGTCACGGCCGACAACACCACTCTGACCGGGGACATGGCCTAATGGCAAAGCAGACCATCAACATCGGCGCGGCTGCGAACGACGGTACCGGCGACAACCTCCGGGCGGCCTTCGGCAAGACGAACAGCAACTTCGACGAGCTCTACGCCGCCGACGCGGCGCTGGGCGCTCAGATCGGCCAGATCAACAAGCCGATCCACCTCATGGTCGAGGGCGACAGCAAGGGCCAACTCGTCGCCGCCTACAACTCGCGGTCGGCGCTGTTCTGGGCGCTCGCGCGTAATCCGCTCGATCTCATCTTCGACCCGGCCGCCGACAACCTGGCGATTGGCTCGTCGACGAGCGACGGCGCGAGCTCGACGACGGGCCTGACCTCCGGCGCTCGCCTGGCGACCGCCGCGGCGCGCATCGCCGCGATTGCCGCCATGGGCCATAACCCGGTTGTCATCCTGAAGATCGGCACGAACGACCTGACGGTGACCAACGACAACGGGGCGAACTCGATCATCGCCAACATCCGTAAGGCATGGGCCTCCTACAAGGCGGCCGGCGCTGCCTACCTGATCCTGATGACGATCGACCCGCGTGCGAGCCTCACGGCTGGTCAGGCGGCGCAGTTCATCGCCACCAACCGCGCCATGCGGGCGCTCGCCCAGAGCGATCGCGCCGTGTTCATCTGCGATACCCAACTGGGTCTGATCGACCCTACGAGCGTGCTCTACGAATCGCTCGGCAAGAACACCCAGGCGCCGGGCGCGGTGATGTACGACAACCCCGCGCTCCATGAGAGCGCCTATGGCGCCTGGCAGATGGCGAAGCCGCTGGCCGACGTCCTGGCGAAGATTTGCCGGCCGCGCGAAAAGAGCCTGAGCATCGGCGCGGGCGACGCCTATGCCAACCCCTCGTCGCCGACCGGCACCGCACCGCGCGCCATTCGTGGCAATTTGCTGCTTCGGCAGGGTCGCTTCGAGGATACGGGCGGCGTCTCCGGCCAGATCACCGCGAGCGGCGGCGGCGGCGTCACGGGGACGGCCAACTGGCCCTCGGCCAAGCTGTTCGGCGTCTATCCCAAGCTGACCGGCACAATGTCCGGCACGATGGCGGTGGCGATCTCGCAGGTGCCGTATCAGCCGGCCATCGACCTCTATGGGCGAAGCGACCTCATGGCGACGCGGCTCACCTTCAGCGGCACGCCGACGTCGGCGGGCACCTTGGCCGTCGATGCGTCCATCACCGTCAGCTCGCTACCGAACTATGATTACACGGTCCCGATCATGATCGACGCGGACCTCTATTTCACCGACGTCAACGGCCTCAACCTGCGCATTGCGGGACCGGGGGCGAACATGGGCGGCATCGGTGTGCCTGCGTCAAACGCCGACGCGCTCGTTCATGCGACAGGCCGGATTACGCCCTATTATCCGACGAGCATCATCCAGTCCTCGGCCCCGTCGACGCTGCAACTACAGGTGCAGTTCCCGTTCTTCGCGAACGTGCCCGTCTCCGGCTCGGTCGATATCTTCGGTCTGGGCATCGTGTCCAACCCGGCGCTGCCTGCCGCGACGCCCTGATCGGAGTCCCTGCCATGCTCAAATTTCTCGCCTCGCTCGCGGTACGCGCGGGCGTTCCCGATCGCTTCGCCCGCGCCATCGTCGCAGCCGGTGCAATATGTGCCCTGGTTGCCCTGCTGGTGCTCGCCAAGTGCTCCTACGATCGCCGGCTGATCGCTGCCCATGATGCCGATCAAGCCGCGCGGCTCGCGCCCGCCGTGCGCCAGGCCGATGCCAATGCGGCCGACACGCGGATCTCCGACCAGAAGAGGAACCAAGCCGATGAAGACGCTGAACGCGCGGCCGTCGCCGCCCTCCCTGCTGCTGGCCTGTCTGATCGCCAGCGCGCTCGTGCTTGCGCCATCCTGCTCCGACAGGCCCGCGAGCGCGGGCTTGAAGGCGCCCCCGGCTGCTGACCTGGTCGTCGAGGCCGAGCCTCAGCTCGACATGAACGCGGTGCTCAACGACAGCGGCGCCGCACTCGACGAATACGACATTGCGCATGCAAGCTGGGGGCGGCGCGGCTGGGCGCAGGTCGGCCGCATCTGCCGATGGTTCCGCGATCTCGGCGTTCCGACGCCGGACTGCGACCCGCCGAACGAAGCCCCCGACCGGGCTGCTTCCCGCTGATCTTCGGGCCCGACGCGGGCGGGCCACCACCATCATCGACATTGGAGAACCGACATGAAGCGGATCAAGAACCTATGCGCGTTGATCGCCGCGGCGGCGCTGCTCATCATCCCGATGACGCCCTCGCCGGCGGCCATGAATTATTCGACGGCGGTCAAGAACGCCCGCCTTGATGCTGTCGAATCGACGATCGGCGCTTCGGCGATCCTTAAGGTCTACACCGGCTCCAAGCCGGCGACCTGCGCCGACACGCGCACCGGCACGGTGCTGGCGACGATCTCGCTCCCGGCCGACTGGATGGCCGCCGCCTCCGGCGGCAGCAAGGCGAAGCTGGGCACCTGGACCGACACAACCGCCGATGCGACCGGCACGGCTGGCTATTGGACGATCTTCAGCTCGGACGGCACGACCTGCGGTATCCAGGGGACGTTCACCCTGACCGGCGGTGGTGGCGACATGACGCTCGACAGCGTCTCCATCACCGCTGGGCAGGAAGTCACGATCGGCAGCTTCTCGCTGACCTCGGCCAACTGATCGGCCGGCCGGCGGGCATTGCTCGCCGGCTTTTCCTATTAAAGCGGGAGGGCGGGCAATGGTGGCGATTACGGGCAACGCCAATATCATCGAGGCCGCCGATTCCGTGGCCGGCGGCAGCACCTATGTGCCGGCGATCGATTGGGATTTTCGTCTCGGTGCACTGCCGCCGGAGATCACCTTTTCGCGGGCGAGCATTGCGACGCTGGTCGACGAGACCGGCAAGATCGCTTTCGCGCCAGCGAACCTGTTCGCGCGCTCCCAAGAGTTTGATATCGGCACCTGGGTCAAGGGCAACCTGACCGTCGTCGCGGACGCTACGATAGCGCCGGACGGGAAGACGACCGCCGACAAGTTGGTAGAGGCGGCGAGCAGCAGTACCCATTATGTGCAACAGAACGTCGGGACCGTCGGGCTGTACGAAGTCCTGACCGTCTATGCGAAGCCCGCAGGGCGCGACTGGATCGGCCTCAATCTGAGCACCGCGAACGCGGCCTATTTCAACGTCGCGACCGGTACGGTTGGCACCGTGACTGGTACCGGCGCTGTCGCGACGATCACGCCAGCCGCGAACGGCTTCTATCGCTGCTCGCTGAAGGGGCTGCGCCAGACGTCCGGCTATAACGCCATCTTCTGTTGCGCGGCCGACAACGCGCCCTCCTATGCCGGCGACGGCACCTCTGGCGTCTATTTGTGGGGCGCGCAGCTGGAGCCGGTCGGATATCAGGGTTCGGCGCGCGCCTATCTGATGACGACCACCGCAGCCTATCACGGCCCGCGCTTCAACTATAATCCGCGGACGCTGGAAGCGCGCGGCGAATTGAACGAGGAGACGCGGTCGAATATCGCGACCCAGAGCGAATTCGTGAACGGGGTCGCCGACGCTCCGACGCGCAGCTCAGTCACCGCCGTTCCATTTGCCGGTCTATTCTGTGGCACCGGCCTGTCGCTGCAGCTTGTGCCGGCAACGACGGTGTATGCCTATAAGACGGTGCCGACGGTCGCAGGCACGATCTACACCTTCTCTATCTTCGTCAGGATGGACGATGGCGGGCCGCCCGTGTTCGGGTCGGCCGGCACGAACAACCCCCTCAACGATTTCGTCCTGAATGTCGGCGGGTCCGTGACGAGTCCGTCGCTTTACACGATCGAGGATTATGGCGGCGGTCTATATCGCGTCTGGTTCAGCGCGGCCGCAGCTTCCGATAATGCCTATGCGGGCGTCATCAAATATGGCGGCAACAGCGGGCGGGGCTTCTCGACCAGCGGCTGGCAGTTTGAGCAAGGATCCTTCCCCACCTCCTACATTCCTACGGGCGCCAGCGCGGCAACGCGCGCGCCCGAGCAGCCGGTCGCTTCGGGGCCGAACTTCACCGGCTGGTTCAACCCTGACGAGGGAACGATAGTCGTCGACTTCGAGGCGCTGGGCTACACGGCGCAAAACATGCTTCTGACCGCTTCGGACGGGGGAAACAACAACCTGATCGAGCTGCGGCTGACGGACGCCGTCACCACACGCTCGCAGTATACCTCGGGCGGAGCGCTGGTGGCTGCGCTGGCGCATTCAACGCCGACGATGGGCGTCGTTCGCAGGCTGGCGACGGCCTATAAGGTCGACGATTTCGCCTCGGTGCTCGACGGTGGGGCGCCAGTGACGGATGCGGCCGGCGCCGTCCCCATCGGGCTGGACCGGCTGGGCATTGGTAACCGGAACGGCAACTTCATCTTCAACGGCCATATCCGCCGAATCCGCTACTTCAGCCAGCGCCTGCCGAACGCGATCCTCCAAGCCTTCACCAAGCCGATCACAGGTACCGGTGCGCCCATCGAGGCGAGCGACGCCGTCGCCGGCACCGGCCGGGTGAAGGTGCAGGGCACCGCCGCGATCGTCGAGGGGGACGACGTCGCGGCGGGCTCGGGCGAGACCGGCATCAGCCTGGTCACGCCGAGCAGCCGCATCGCCCTTTCGGGCTTCTCCCGCCTCTCCAACCGCATCGCTCAATAAGGATAGGGATATGGCAACGCCGTCGACCGCCACGCCGTGGCCCGAAACCATGGACCCAGCCGAGGAGATGGAGTGGATCGCCCCGTTCTGGCTGCTGCTCGAGGAATACGAGCAGGTCGAAAGCTACGAACTGGAGTTGTCGCCTGAGGCGATCGAAGCGGGCGTGATCATCATGACCGGGGACGGCCGCGATCATCACCTGATCACCGGTCGCCCCGATATGCGCGACAATACGGCGGTCATGCTGTGGCTGAAGGTGACCGAGGCGATGCAGCAAGACCCGATGTTCGACGGAGGCGGCACCGCATTTCCGGTCCGGGGCAGGATCAGGACGAACTCGGTTCCGTCGCGGAAGCGGAAGAAGACCTATCTCATAAGGATCGTGCAGAAATGACGGACGATATCGCCGCTGGCGGCCGCTTCGAGGTCGCCTTCTCCTTCTTCACCGGTCCGGCTGGCGTGTCGCCCATGGCCGAGGATCGCACCACCATCGTGGCGATCCGCAAGCCGAGCGTCCGCGGCGCCTATGACGCCGCCGGGACGGTCGCCGGCCAGCCGGTCGAGGTGCTGGGCGTCAGCAAGAGCCCGGTCGAGGGGTACACGCGCGTCACGGCGCGTTATCTAGACGGAGTGATCAATTCCCAAAGCGCCCCCTGAGCCGGGGAACCGGTTTCGATCCGCAATCCCAGCAAGCGCCAACCTCCTTCATCACGCAAGTCTGGTGTGAGAAAATCGCCGTCCGCCCATGCCCACCGACGCAGATCCCAGGCGAAATCGGGCGTCATCAACCAATGGGCAGGCCATTGCCCAACCGGATGTGGCATCCTGCGCGCCAACTTCATCCAAGCTGCGCGCAGTTCGTCGATATGCTCCTGAAGGGCTTCAGCGGCGATCATGCGTCTTCACTCTGCGCGACCGGCTGCATGCGCTCGATCGTCGCCTTGAACGCCTCCCGCTTCTCCCGCTCGCGCGCGAGATCATACTGGAGCTGGTGGGCGATCAGGAGGTCGGCGACCTCGTCACGCATCAGCGCGCCGAGCTTATAGGCGAGATCACGCGACACGTCCGCCTTGCCCTGAAGGACGTTGTGGAGGTTCGGCCGGTTGACGCCAAGCCGGCGCGCCGCCTCCGCGACGTTCAAACCCCATTGGGGCAGGATGGTTTCGCGCAGAAAGACGCCGGGGTGCTTGTCGATCGGCGGCTGCTTCGTCACCAGCATTTCCGCCGGGTCGGTGATCTTGAATTCGTCAGGGTTGCGCTTGGACATGATGTCACTCCTCCACCCTAGCAGGTGTATGGCATCGCAATACATATTGCAAGTGGAAATGTATGGTGCGGCAAGACAGCAATTGAGGGGCTCGCGGCCCCTCAATGATAGTCCTCGTAATCCATCACCGCGACGGTCTGCGCCTCGATGTCGACGAGGAAGGTAAGGCGGTAGTTCCGGGTGACGGTCAGGCTCCACGTCCCGGCCCGCTGGCCTTTCAGTTCATGGGCGCGCCATGCGGGGAAGGCGGCGAGTTGGGCCGGGTCGGTCATCACGCGGATGGCAACGATCATCTCGGCGATCTTGCGGACTTCAAGAGCGGTGAAGCCGCGAACCGCCGTCAGGGTGTCATCCTCGACCAAAGCCTTAACCCGCTTGTCCCGAACCGATATAATCTGCATCGCCGTTCCTCCCTGTATGCTCACACCATACACGAAGGGGCGGGCCGTGCAACAGAAAAGTATGGTATCACCATACATTTTTCTTGACCATCGACTGACGATCAGGCATACAGCTAGTGTGGGAGAGCGGGTCCTTTTCGCGGGCCGCCCCTGATCCAGAGCCTATCTGAAGACACGTCCGCACGGTAGTTTTACGACTTTCCCGTAAAACTCAGCCGGGCGGGGGTTCCGGGCTGCAACCCGGAAACCGACGAGCCTTAGCACCTCGTCACGCGCGGCCGGCCAGCCGCTACGATCCCGCACCCGTGCACCGGGCGGGACCATCTAGGGCCAAACCCCCATGGAGTCTCACACGACGTTGAATGCGCCGATCATCCCGATCGGCGGCACTGCCGGCGAATGCGCCGGATATATCTTTGACCAGGCAGGCGACGCGCTCGGCAAGCGCGAGGCCATCGGCTTCGGCGAGGCGGGCTTCTATGTCGCCGTCATTGACCGCGCGCTGGCGAACGCGACCATCATCGCCAACCACTACAGCCGCCGCGTCTATTCGGCCTCGACGCTGCACCTTGGCGTCTTTGTCGGCGGGCGCTTCGAAGGCGTGCTGCAATACGGCTATGCGATGAATCCGGCTTCGGCTGGGAGCGTCGTCACCGGCACGCTCATGACCGAATATCTTGAGCTCAATCGCATGTGGCTGGCGGACAGCGCGCCGCGCAACAGCGAAAGCCGGGCGCTTGCCTTCTCGATCCGGCTGATCCGCCGCATCCGGCCAGCGGTCAAATGGATACAGTCATTCGCCGACGAGCGCTGCGGCCTGTTCGGCACGGTCTATCAGGCGGCTGGCTTCACCTTCCATGGCGAGCATCTGGGCCGCTTCTGGGAACTGGACGGGGATTGGTATCACGACAGCCTCATGACGAACGGCAAGTCGATCGGTCCGCGCGCCGCGCACCTGCGCGCGAACCGCGACCGGGCGACCATGCACAAGCTGCGGCAGTTTCGATATCTGCGGTTCCTGAAGCCCCGGTTCGCGAAGGCATGCCGATACCCCGCGCTGCCGTTCCCGAAGCCTGATTATGGTGAGCAAATCTCACCTTAGGATGGATGCGCCAAGCGGCGGGGATGCGTCGAACTTCGGTCCGACCCGAAAAGGTAACCGGCGGTTACCTTTTCCCTGTTGCAGTTCGCCGGCAGCAGGGGCAGCAGGATCGTGCGGCCCGTCCAGACGACGAGCCCCTTCCAAGGGGTGTGAGGACGGTGGGAGCCCGTCGGGCCGCTCCACTCAAGAGCCCCTTCAGCCGGCCGGGTTATCTCGACTGAAAAAGCTCTGAAATCCGCCGCTTTCTATCCTCCGCGATCCGATTTCTCTCGACCAGCCGGCACCCCAATCGCGTCGCGAATGCTTGCTGAGCGACTCGACCAAAACCCGCAGATTTCCGACGGAAAACCGAGCGAATCCTATGGGCATGACTCGCGCTATTTGGGTGGCGATCAGTGCAGTCTGATCTCGTCCGCCAGTTCGGCAGGGCACCCGGCGCTAGGCACGGGATCGAGCGTCCAGACGATATCCGCGACCGCGAGCCACAAATCGCGGGCGACCGGGTCGGCATCGACGGCGGTCTTTCTCACCATGGCCATAACGAAGCCTTTCGATAGATCGCCATAGGCAAGCATGACGTCTCTCGCGAGGTCGACCACCTCGCCGCCGGTTAAGCCCGGATCGAATGCGGCACCTTCCATCATAGCCCCTCCTATTGCGGCCACGCTCTCACGACCCGACCGATTCGGACAATAGCCCCGCTCGGTTAACGGGCGGTGCCCATGGATCTCGCGCGCCCAGCTCGCGCTCGTCGACGTTGAGCGCGATAGCCAGGTGCAGCCGCTCCTGCTCGGGCAGGCGCCGCGGCGTCCCACGCTTCACGAACTGCTGCAGATAGGCGTCATTGCGCCCGATCATCCGCGACACTGAGGCGAGATCGAGGCCCTGATCGCGCACCAGCCGCACCACCGTCCGCCGCACGGTGTCGGGGCAGGGGATCGCGCTCAATGGCAGAGCCAATCGGTTTCGGCGTCGTCCAGGGCCTCGAAGGCGTCGCCCTCGGCCCTGATCGTCGACAGGTGCTTGCGCACGTCGTCGACGCTGCCGTTGCGGGGAAAGGTTCGATCAGCGCGCATGCCCTTCGCGAGCGCGCCTATGAAGCCGGGGCGATCGTGCTGCTTCAGCAGCCAGGCGCCGAACGGCTGGCGGGAAGATAGGTCGGCCATGGTGCCTCCATAGGGGTTTATCCGGATCGGACTGAATCGCTCTTGCCCGACTCGAAGCGGCCCCTTCATACGATGTTCCGATTTTGTTCTCAAATTTGGAGGGGTGAGAAATGGGGTGGAACGACTTCCGGCTGGCGGCGCGGGGCGAGCGATATCCGAATGCCGACGGGTCCAGCCGGCAGGACGAGCTGCGCCGTTGCGCGCGCGGCGAGCGCGTCAACCTCATCCGCGAGCCGGCCAATGAATATGATCCGGCCGCCGTCGCGATCTTCTCCTGCCGAGGCGTTCAACTCGGCTATCTCGCCGCCGAGCACGCCAGTTGGATCGGCAGCAAGATCGACCGGGGCTATGATGTCCGCGCGGTCGTCGAGCGCGTGAAGGGCGCGCACCTCGAAGGCGCCACGCTCGGCCTGGTGATCCTGATCAACATGGAAGGGGACGACCCGACAATTGACGGCGATGCGGCTCAGCCGTTCGACCCGGCGGAAGCTTGGGCGGCCTGA